GTCGCGGACCACGTTCTTCAGCTGGGAGATGTTGCCCTGGATGGCGACCCGCTTCGACGGCGGGACGGTCTTCAGCTGCGCCTTTGCCTGGGTGATCTTCCGCTGAAGGTCCTCCATGTTGCCGGTTAGGCGCGCGGTCTTGTCGGGGGTCTTGAGGATCTGGTTGGCGAGGGCCTTGGCCTGTGCCTGGGTGAGGCCCATCTGTGTCGCCGTCTTGATCAGCGCGTCGCGGCCCCGGGCGTAGATCCCGTTGACGGTGTCCCACGACTTGCCCTGATCCCGGGCGGCAGCAGTCGCCGCATCCGTGGCCGCCGCCAGGTCGGTGAGGGGCTTGTACGCGTCGCGGGACGCCTGGCTGTTGAGGTCGAGCTGCCCGTCGAGCATCTTCAGCGCGGTGTGGTGCCCCTTGATCGCCTTGGTCGCGTCGTCAATGGCCTGCTCGAAGTCACTCTCCGCATTCAAGCCCGCCCGGTTGATGTCGTTGAGCGCCTGGAGGGATTGCCGCAGCCCGTCGGCGCTCTGCTTCTGCGCGTCGAGCTGCTTCTGTACGGACTCCGCCTGCTTCCCGAACAGGCCCTGCGACTGCGCCGTGAGGTCCGCCTCGAACTTCGCGTCAGCCAGCGCGCTCTTGTAGTCGTCGAGCTTGCTGGTGAGGTCGGAGGCGGGCTTCCCCGTCTTCGCGTACTCCGCACTGAGCTTGGCTACGGCGGCCGCGGCGAGGTCGGCGTTGCCGCCCTGCACCAGGTTGGCGAGGGCCTTGTCGACGGCGTCGATGTCCTTGCCCGCGGACTTGAGGCTGTTGCTCTTGCCCATGCCGAGGGTGAAGACCTTGTTCATCGCGTCGTTGAAGTGGTCCATCCCGGACCCGCCGCCGGACAGCCGCTCGACCGCCTTGTTCAACCCGTCGAGATCCGTACCGAAGTCCTTCGCCGCCTCGCCGGTGACCTTCCCGGTGCGGCCCAGATTCCCCAGGCTCGTGGTGAGCCGGTCCACGTTCGGCGCGGCCTTCCCCGACCCGGCCAGGCCCTTCAGCACCAGCACCAGGCCGGCGATCACGGCGAGGGTGCCCGCGATCTTCGTGCCCGTCGACAGCGACCCGATCGCCGCCCGCACCCCCGCGAGGCCACCACCGGCCGCGGCGGACGTCGTGGCCATCGTGCCCAACTGCCGGGTCAGGTTGCCCGCCGCGCCGGCCACGACCTGCACCCCGGCGGCGGTGCCCTTCAGCAGGCGCAGCGCCGTGTACAGCTGGATCATGCGGGTCAGGACCGGCGTGGGGATCGCCGAGGCCAGCTTCGCCAGGGCGTTGACGATGGTGAGCATCCCCGGCCCGGCATCGGACGCTGCCTCACCGATGTGCAGGAGCGCCTGCTCCAGGTGCAGCAGGGTGTCCTTGACCTCGGGGGCGTTGTCTTTCGCGTAGGCCAGGAACTCCTTCAGCGGGCCCTTGTCGTAGTCGCCCTGCGACAGGACCCGGGAGAAGTGCAGCACCTCATCGACGCTGGCCTTCAGCGACTTGTTCGCGAAGGTGTCGAACTGACTGGTGAGCTTGTCGAAGCCCGGCGCCTCCATGCCCCCCGCAAGCACGTTCTCCAGCCGCTGGAACTGCGTGCCGGACGCCGTCACCAGCGGCGTCAGCTTCGGGAAGACCGCCCCCAAGATCCCGAACGCCTTCGTCGCGACGGGCATCGTGTCCCCGGCCAGCGACTTCGACCAGTCCTGATACTGAGTGGTCAGTATCGACAGGGCAGCAGCGGCGGTACGTGTCGCCGGAGGCATCGCGGCCACCGCGGCGAGGTACGCCTGCTGCGCCTGCACCGCCTGCTTGGACCCGGCTCCGCCTTTGGAAACTGCGTCCGCGTACTTGCCCTGGGCCTTCGCGGCGTCCGACATCACCCCGAACTGAGGTGCCATCGCCGCACCGAACACCCCCGCCGCTATCCCGGCCGCACCGAGCTGCGCCACCACCGGGCCGAGCGCCGCGGCCAGCGACGCCGCCACAGGGATCGCCGCCGGCGCGAGCCCGACCAGGCCGCCCTTGAAGTTCTTCAACGCCCGGTCGCCCGCGGTCGCGTCGTCCTGCAACCCGCGCAAGGCGACGTGCAGGCTGATCAGCCCGTTGTCGATGTCGGTACGGAGCCGGACGAGGATCGACGCGGCACTAGGCATCGTCATCTCCTTCCGGCTGGGGGTCGGCGCGGCGGCCGGCCTTCTCGATCGCGAGCAGTTGCAGGAGCTCTACGGACTCGGCCCGCAGGGTGGTGAGGGTGTACGCGGGGAACTGGCGGAGCAGGCCGAGGAGGACCTCCGCCTCGACGAGCGCACCGGGTTTCGCTACGGGGCGTCCATCGGAATCGACGCCTCCAGGGACGGCTGCCCAGACGGCGAGCCGCTGTCCAAAGGGGCGCGCACCCCGTGCAGGGATTCCACCCACGCGGTGGTCAGGGCGAGCACGAGTTCCTTGTCCTGCGCGCCGGCCTCGCTGACGGGGATGGGGGTGTGGGCGACGTCGTCTTCTTCGAGGTTCCAGGCGACGAGGTTGGCCTTGAACCGGCCGATGGCGTAGCCGACGCCGTGGTCCTCATCGGTGAACCCGGCGACGCGCATGTACTCGTCGATCGACACGTCGCGGACGGTGACCTCAAGCCCGGCGAACTCCTCACCGAGGGACAGTTGGTAGGTGCGGTCAGGCGCGGTGTAGCCCATGGTCAGCTCCAGGTGGGGACGGTGCCATCGGACAGCGAGAAAGGCACGGCCCAGGTGAACTCGCCGCTGTCGGCGCGGGTCAGCGGATAGTCGGTGATGAGGCACTCGTTGGTCATGGACACCCCGCCGATCCCGAACCCCAGCGTCCGCGGCACGGACGTGGACGGGACGGTCTTGAACACGTCGTGGGAGTGGTTGGCCGTCGGGTTGTACACGCCGTTGGCGGTGGCGGAGAAGTCGGCGAGGAGCAGGATGCGCTCCATCGCGCTCTTGTCGAGGCCGGTGGTGTCCTGCGTCGCCTTGGGCGTGCTGAACTGGAAGTTCGTCGTGTCGTTGACGAGGTCCTGCGGGGTGCCCGTCGCGTCGTCGACGTTGAACGTGTCCCACCCGAGGCCGCTCTGCTTCGGCATGATGTGCCCTCTCCTTCTGTGGTCAGCCCCGGTCGATCAGGGTCTTGAGACGGTCCTGGTGTGTGGCGAACTGCTCGAGCCAGTCCGCGCCGTTCGCGTGCTTGCGGGCCGGCTGTCGGGCGCCCTGCCAGTGGCCTTGGCGGACGAGGTAGATCTCGGGCTTGCCCTCCAGGCGCACGCGGTGCTTGCCCGTGGCGAAGCACGTCTGCCCGGACTCGAAGGCGAACACGGTCAGGCCGGCGGTCTCGCGGGTCTCGGTGAAGCGGCGGCCGGACTGCTTGCGGATGTAGTGCGCCTGCTGCTGGCCGAGCTCGGTGGTCTCGTCGATGCGGGACGTCCAGCCCTTCAGGTGCGCCGGGCAGTCGGCCTCTGCGCACGTGGCGGGGCGGAAGTGGGTGGCCAGTGGGGCGCGGACCTCGAACGTGTCGTAGGCCAGGATGGGCAGGCGGGGCGGGATCGCGGTCATCAGAACTCCGTCTCGACGGTGTTGACGTTGGCCATGACCGTGAATGCCATGGACGTGAAGCCGCCGGTGGTGGTGGTCACCGCGCGCAGGTACCGCCGCACCGTCGCGGTCCGGCCGGTCTGGATGCGCTGCGCCGTACGCCCGGCGGTGACCGAGGTGAACGCGCCGCCGGCCAGGTCCGCGAACGTCGCGTTGTCCGCGCTGTCCTGGAGCTTCACGGTGGCGTCGGTGCCGGTGAACGCCCCGACCTGGAGGTACGCCTGCAACCCATGGGTGTGGGCGGCCCCGGTGTCGAAGCCGGTGCCGTTGGCCGCGGCGGTGTCGGTGCGCGGCGCCGGGGTGAGGAGGTTGCCCCACTCCAGGCCGTAGCCGTTGCCCTGCGCGGACACCGCGAACGTGAACGCCCCGTCATCGGCGCGGGTCCCGTCGTAGCCGATCTGCTTCGCGACGAGGCACGCGGCCGGCACGCCGAGGAGCGACCCGCAGCAGTACATCGGGTTCACGTCGGTGCGCGGCAGGACGGACAGCACGGTGTGTGCGGCGTCCGCCTCCGGGCCGGGGTTGAAGAACGAGGTCATGCCGAGCGCCCCGTCGCGGATCCCGCCGAGGCGTTCGAACGCGAACTTGTCGATGCCCGTGACGGTGAGGAGCGCGGGGCCGCCGGACAGCGCCGGGGAGTTGACGTCGCCGGACAGCCGGTATCCGCTGACGAACAGCTGGTGGCCCAGGCCGGAGGACTTGGTCATGCGGTGCTCCCTTGCTG